CAACGCAACAGGAACGTTAATAGCAACATCTAGCTCTATAACCACAAATATACCTACTAGAGTAGGTAGCGAGTGTGGTATTGGATTTATAACAACTGGTTCAAGTGCCACAGCGGAAGCTTTAGTAGATGATGACTTCTTTGAGTTTAAACAACAATTAAATCGATAAATAATGACACTAATTACAAAGTACGTTGTTGCTGATGAAAACGGTAATAAAACGGAATACCTAACACCGCCTAATGGAATGCCTTACGAAGAAACAAATAAAAAAGAAGAAGAATGAAAAATTTAAACGTAGAATTTGTTTGGAATAGTGCAACTGTTAAGCTGTACTACGAAGTACCAACTGCAACAACTGATTTAAACGTTCAAATAGCTATTTTAACAGCTTTGAGTGTTTACGGTGGGAATAGTTATCTAGGACTAAAACACAAGATTGCAAACGACCCGACAGGGAATTATTCAGGTGCAGTTCCAAGTAATTTAACTAATACACAAATTTCAAGTGCGATTTCTTCAGCGATTGGTATTATCGGGGGTAGACCTCGCAGACCGTAAAAAGGTAGAGTTAAGATATATTTGGCTTCTATGGTTTTTCATAGGAGTTAAGTTGTTTTGGGATATAAATCATTTTTACCATTGGTGTAGTGATTTAGATTTCTTTTACGGATTTTCCACTTCGGGAATGATGTTGACTTTATATTTAATCGTTTTTCAAATATTCAAGAATTACAAAAATCATTTATTATTATTCACAATTTTAAACTCACTATGGTTTATCAAAGAACTAAAAGGTACATCACATTTATTTGATGTAAAAGAATATGTTGCTGGTGCTTTATTATTCTTTTTTATAGTTCTTAAACCTAGACTAATAAAACTAATCATAAATGCACGCAAACGTAATCGATAATATTTTAGCTGTTATTTTAAACTGTGATTTGAATTGTTTAAAACGAATGATTCAAAGTGTAAATTTTATGCTTACGTTTCATTATTTTAAAAAAGAGGTTTACGAGTGGTATATTCATTTAAAAAATAGTGGTTACGATGTTATGCTTTTAGTAATTGGTTTAAGCGGTTACTTAATCAAACATAGGAATACTAAAAAAAATAAGTGGCGAAAATTACTTGACGCCACTTCGGGAGGTGTAACAGCTATGTTAATGACACCAGCATTTGTTTACTTATTTAAAATACAAGAAATTTCAATTCTTTGTGGGCTTGCTTACATTATCGGACGTATGGGAGATAAAATACCTGACTTAGTAGAAAAGTATCTTCTACATAAAGCTAAAGACGAATTCGAAGAATAAACACTTTCTTTAAAGATTTGTTTAAGAAGTAGTATTTAAAAACTCCTCACAATCTTTTCTAGTCATAACACCAAAAGTGTTTTTTGCTATCTTGTTTGTAAAGTAAATTTCAGTCTCTTTGTAATAGCTTATATTTGAACTTTGTAACATTGATGGATGCACATAAAAATACTTAGTTTTAAAATTCATGTAATTTGTTTCAATTCTTAAATAGTCTTTTAATGAATCCATACAGCTTAAATGACAAACAATTACTTTTTCAAATTGTTTGAATTTTGTTATTTCCTCGAATGCTTTTACTATTTCTTCAATCATTTTTTATTTTTTATATATTAATACTCAATTTCTTGTTTGACAATTTTAGAACAGGAATACTCTTTTCCTTCAATTACTATTTTTCTCCATACTCTTTGTTTTAAGTTTTTCCAAAAGTACGTATATTTGAGCAAATTAAGAAATATGGCAAAGAAAAAATTATTGGAGGTTATAGAAGATATGACTTCGTTCGCTATTAAACACAATCTATTAGATGGTAAGCCAGTGATAGAGAATGTCATTAAAGCACTCGACAAACGTTTAGAAATGGAAATTAAGCCTCCTAGTGAAGAAAAGCTAAACGCATGGAAGAAACTAGGTACACACGCTGTTTTGCATTGTTCAAGTGATAGAGCGGTTGGTAAAATCATCAAAGAGGTAACAAGTAGTGAGTATTCGCATACCGCAATCTTTTTATTAATAGCTGGCGTTCCGTTTGTTTTTGAATCGCAAGCTAAAAAAGGATTCCACAAAATCGGATTCAAACAATGGGTTGAAAAATGGGGCTACGATTACACAGCTACGGATGCAACAGGAAAATTCACTTATTCGGATATTGAGCCTCATTTAGGTAAAAAATACGATTTCTTGACGTTAGGAAGGCACTTAGCTAAACCTGTTACTAAGCAATGGATTAAAGACAATGAAAGCGACAAAAGGCTTGTTTGTTCGGAAGGTGCTGGATTAGTTATGAAGTTCCCAAATGCGGAAGAGTTGACACCAGCAGACGTGCGAAAATTATGTTCGACACACAAAGTACTTTTAGAAATTTGGGAGTAATGAAAAAGACTGTTATATTATATTTTTTAGGTTCTTTATCTTTGATATACATTAATTTCGGTGGAATATATCGAGTTAAAAGACAAAATTATACTAGTAGTTATATTGAATACTTAAATTAATTATGGAAAAGCAAACACACCCGTTTAAGAATCTTATTATTAAAGGTTCAAAAGCACCAATCGGAGAAGTAAAGAACAACGTTAAAGTAAGTTTCTCGGATGTTATTATTAAAGAGTACATACCTATTTGGAACACAATCGAAGCACCAAAAGGAATTAAATACCTTGCACTCATCATGGCGCAAAAAGAAGGTTTCACAAAAGGTTCACGCTCACACCGGTTTAATAATCCGGGTAATATTGGGAACACCGATTCAGGAGCAAACAAAGGCTTTAAAACATTAAAAGAAGGTATTGAGTTTCAATTTAAGTTTTTAACTAATATCGCAAAAGGTGGAAGCCGTTCTTATCCACTAGGTCAAACAGTTAAATTAAAACCGTTCTACTCTAAGGAAATTGAAAAGAATAAAAAGACTTACCAATTAGAGCCGTATTGTCCAGGATATGAATTTGAGTACACCGGAAGACTAGACCAATTTATTAAAATATATTCAACTGGCGCAAGGCAAAAGAACACGTATTTATCTTTGATAGTTAGCTACTTTGATAATTTAGGAATCAAAATAAGTGAAGCGACTACATTAGGTGAATTACTTTTAATGAAATAAAACGTATATTTGCATAGTTTATATTTCTGAGCCAGACACGGCTTTTTCATATTACTTTGTTTTAAAGTTAGGTACAAAAAGGCACTCAATTAGGGTGCTTTTTTATTTTACCACTCATCCGATTCCACGACCGTTCATCACAAAACATAAAAATAAATTCGAAAAATCTCGAATTATCAAAATAGTTGACGTATATTTGTAGAAACAAAAACAAAGGAATCATGAAAAATTTTAAAATTAAATAATATGTGGATAGAATCAAATAAACAATTGCCAAAAGAACAGCGTAAGTATATCGTTATGATTAGTGATGATGATGGAAATTTACAGGAAAGTTATTGTACTTTTTACGTAAAAAAAAATAAATTCCATTTCGATATGCATCATATTAATTGGAAAGTTATAGCTTGGTTTAATCACGAAAAATACAAACAATGACTAAACTACAAACCTTAAAAAGGGAGTTGAAATACTCCCTTGCAACTTACTCGCTTTTCAAAAATCAAAACGAAGCACAATTAAAATGGGGTCAAACTCCAAATAGAACAGAAGAAGAAAAGCAGTTGAGAAGATGCAAGTTGTTAATAGTTAGAATCGACTTGTACTACACTCATCAAAACATTGAGAATTATAAATTTAGTAATAATTAAACAAAGTAAAATGATAAGTATTAAAAAAATTGGAAGAACCATAATTGAGTTGGTTTTTAATAATGGTAATACAATTGTAAGGGATGATATTAGAATGGATGAGTTAAACGGTATTAAATTATAAAGCGAAGACCAATGAAAAGAAACGACTTAAAAGAGATTAGCGAAAACGAGTTTGTTGCGGTCTTGGGAATGATGCGACTAGAAAGCTTTTTGGATGGGTATGAAAGGTACGAAATAGGTCAGGAATTTGATGAGTACAAACGCTATAATCCAAAAATAAAAAAAGAGGGTATTTACGATGTGATTGGCTGGGAAAAGTATAAAATTGATTTCGTTGTTATTCCAAATACGCAAGAAAAACACGTACAGTTTGACCCCGAAGATTCAGGTTGGTGTGATGTATTAGAATCATTCAGTATTGAGGATATCGAACTATTCGACATCGAGGAAAACCAAATCAACACCACAGCAGAACAGCGCATGAAAATGGCTGTTATTATTCAAGAACGTTTAACAGCTAAAAATTAGGATATGAAACTAACAGATAAAGATGAGGTTAACGAAGCTCGTGGAAAGTTCACGATTGAGCTGGGAAAATGCGGTAACAACTTCAAAGAACTTTGTGTAAATCACAATCTGACTTACAGCACGTTGCACAGTCAGATGTATGTATCGAAGTACTTTGATTTGAGAACGGCAAACGACCTTCTCGAAAAGATGAACAGCAACAAGAGATTTAAAAATACAATTCAATTGGTGGAAGTATGAATCACGCTTTAATATGTAAAAAAGTCTACAATCATGGTCAAATGATTAGAGGCTTGAATTATCAAAAGTATGCTTATTACTTTAAAAAAGTTGGTAAATATAGAGGACTTTACATTGTAATAATAAAAGCACACATTTGCGAAATAATGCGTTCTAATGGTTATACTGTAACAAAGATAGGTGAATTGTTAAATATGAATCACTCAAGCATAACACACTTAACTGTAAGAAGAAAAAAGCTACCTTTCGAAGATGAATTTTTAAAAGAACATTTTCAAAATTGTATTGAAAATATGTATTATCCAAAAACGACTCACAATAAAGGTCTTTTTATTCCTGAATATAAATTTGTAAAACTATGAAAGCATCAATAATACACTTTGAGGTGTTGGGAAAATCGGAAATGATTTACTGCTACAAGCATGAACTAACATCGACACGTGAACGATTAAAAGAACACATCAAAAGAATCATACCAACGGCACGAATTACAAGCGTAGGTAATAATTTAGATTTGCCCGACGACATTATCCTAAACAACGGACTGAAAAACTGGATTGAAAACAACGAAAAATATTTGAAATGAGAGAGAAAATTGAACATAGAATAGAAATGTACAACAATGTGCTACAACAATGTAGAGATGAATTTAATAAACATAATCATAA